CCACTGACCCCGAAACTGGCTGGGACGTTAAGTTCAAGCGAGTTAAGACTGGTCCTCTGCCCTACAATGTTGAGTATCAGCTTCAAGTACTGAAGTGTAAGCCTCGTGCTTTGGATGATGACGAACTAGCCCTCGTAGAAGGCTTGAAGTCTATGGATGATGTTATGCCTCGTCCTACTCCAGATGCTCAAAAAGAGTTGCTTGATCGTGTTCGAGAAGTCGACACGAATGAAATCGACGAAGAAGCTCTTGACCAGGAGTTCGCCATTTCATGATTCTATTTACGGCAGATTGGCACTTAAAACTGGGACAGAAGAATGTTCCAGTTTCTTGGGCAATGAATCGCTACAAGTTGTTTTTCGAGCAGATTCACTCTCTCGAACAACAGTGCAATATGCACATAATTGGTGGTGATTTATTTGATCGTCTGCCGAACATGGAAGAGTTGGAACTTTACTTCTCGTTTATTCGGGAAGTAAAGATTCCGACTATTATCTATGACGGTAATCACGAAGCAACTAAAAAGAACAAAACATTTTTTACACAATTAAAGCAAGTTACTAGAGATATTAATCCTTTAGTACAAGTTGTAGATATTTCATATATTGATCCAGACATGAAGTTTGGTATACTTCCATATGCGGATCTTCATAGAAAAGATAGTATTGAAAAGTTTGATACAAACTATCCGCTATTTACTCATGTTCGTGGTGAAATTCCTCCCCATGTTAAGCCAGAGGTGGACTTAGACAGGTTTGAAGATTTTCCGGTTGTTTTTTCAGGCGACTTACACGCACATAGTAACACTCAGCGAAACATTGTATATCCTGGCAGTCCTATGACTACCTCTTTTCATCGAACAGAAGTAAATACAGGTTACATTCTTATAAATCCTTCTGATTGGAGTTGGATGTGGGACGCTTTTGATCTTCCACAACTAATAAGAAAAACAGTATCTTCTCCAGATGAAATGGAGCCTACCGAGTATCATCATACCATCTATGAGTTGGAAGGCGATATTCAAGATTTGGCAAATGTAAAGAATAGTGAGTTGTTGGATAAGAAAGTAGTAAAAAGAAGCAGCGAAGCAGCTTTAGTAATAAGTAAAGAAATGAGCATCCAAGAAGAGTTAGTAGAATATCTAGCGTATATCTTGGAATTAGAAGATGAAAAAATTCAGAATATAGTAGGCACTTTTAATGATTACGCTCAAAAAACTTCGGTGGGATAACTGCTTTAGCTATGGGCCAGGCAATGAACTGGACTTAGAAGAAAATACAGTAACTCAAATAATTGGTACTAACGGTATGGGCAAGTCGTCCATACCGTTAATTATTGAGGAAGCCCTTTTTAATAAAAATTCAAAGGGTATTAAGAAAGCAGATATACCCAATAGGTATGTAAATAAAGGCTACAATATAAATCTTGAGTTTACAAAAGACGAAGATGAGTATGTAGTTTCAATTGATAGAAAAGCAAATATTAAAGTTGCATTTCTAAAAAATGGTGAAGATATTTCTAGCCATACTGCAACAAATACATTTAAAACTATTCAAGAAGTTATTGGTACTGACTTCAAAACATTTTCTCAGCTAGTGTATCAGAACACAAATGCGAGTCTTCAGTTTTTAACTGCTACAGATACTACTCGTAAAAAGTTTCTGATAGACCTTCTGCACCTTGAAGAATATGTAGAACTTTTTGAATTATTTAAGAATGTATCAAAAGACCTATCACTTGAGGTTTCAGGAATACGTTCAAAAATTGCAACAGTAGAAAAGTGGTTATCTGATAACAAATTGAGGGATACCAATATACTGCCCATGCTAGAATTTCAAAATGACACGGAAGAACTTGAGAATCAATTCCGTTCATTAACGAAAGAAATTGAAAATATTTCGGAAAAAAATAAAAAAATCTCAAAAAATAATCAGTACATTGACCTATTAAAGCAGATTAATATTCAAGAAATACAAAATATTGAAGTATCTGCAAAAGAATCTTATGATTCGCTACAATCCGAATTGGGAAGTCTCAACGGGGTCGTAGCGGGGTCACGAAAAATGATGAAAAAACTAGAAGATTTACGAGACAAGTGCCCTACCTGTGAGCAACCTGTTCATGAATCTTTTAAACAAAGTCTAATTACGGAGGAAGGTACAAGAATTTCTTTCGCTGAGGAGAAAATGCGTGAAATTACAGGAAGAATTCAAAAAATTAAACGAAACAATGAGCTTTTCGATCATAAAAGCAAAATGCAGCGAGAGTGGGAAGACCTTTATCGAAGCATTGATCGAGATCTCCCAGTGGCCATCTTGGATAAGGGAGAGCTTGAAGAGCGCCTATCAAGAGTACGAGCTGACTTGGTTTCGGTGCAAAAGTCTGTGGCGGAGACAGCGGCGGAAAACGAAAAAAGAACAAAGCAAAATACCCGCATCCAAGTAATTCAGGAGCAGACAGACAGTTTTATTGAGCAGTTAGAAGAAGCACAAGAATCTTTAGGGAAAGTAGAAAGTGTATATTCTAACTTAGAAGTATTGAAAAAAGCATTTAGCACAAATGGCTTAATTGCTTACAAGATTGAAAATCTAGTAAAAGAACTAGAAGAGTTGGTAAACACTTATCTGGGAGAACTTTCAGACGGGCGTTTCACTCTTGAATTTGTTGTAAGTAATGATAAGCTAAACGTGCAAATAACAGATAATGGAAACATTGTTGATATTCTTGCTCTTTCTTCTGGAGAGTTGGCGAGAGTAAACACAGCTACTCTTATAGCAATTCGAAAACTAATGAGTAGTATTTCAAAGTCACGAATCAATATTCTCTTTTTGGATGAAGTGATAAATGTACTTGATGAAACAGGTAGAGAAAAACTTGTCGAAGTATTGCTTGGAGAAGAAAATCTCAATACTTATGTAGTTAGTCATGGATGGACTCATCCTCTATTAGAAAAAATTGAAGTCGTAAAACGAGAAAATGTGAGCGCACTTGAATGAGAAACAATAGGTTGGCAGCACAACGAAGAATGTGGCTATTAGTCAAATCTAAGAAGGAGGAATTAAAAAGTGAGAAAGATGAGTACGAGAGAAAGTACGGAAAATGCTCTGAGACTATATCTCTCAGGAAAAATGCAGTATCATGCAGCAAACGTAAAAATTTATCTTGAAAATCCAGTAGGAATTGGAGAGCATCCAGACGTATTGGGAGCTTTAGAGGATGAGTTAGGTAAAGTTGCTGAATATAAGGAAAAGATAGATATTTTAAGAGAAATATGTGATGGTTGACAGTAGAGCAAAAGGAGCGAGAGGTGAATACCTTGTTCGAGATATGCTTCGTACTGCTACTAACTTACAATTCGAAAGAGTCCCTAATTCAGGGGCTCTTGAGTATTTAAAGGGCGATCTATATGTTCCGAATGAGAAAAATAGATTTTGTATCGAAGTAAAAAATTACTCAGAATCACCTCTCTCAGATAAGATATTTACTGCGAAAAAGACAAATAATCTTATTCGCTGGTGGAGAAAAGTAGAAAAACAAGCCGCAGGAGGGGAGCAAGAGCCTCTGCTGTTTTTTAAGTATAATCGCTCTCCGGTATTTGTTGTAACAAATTTACAGCCAAATGCAACAGACGAGTGGATGTACATACAATTTTTAAATTGTTTTATATTATTAGCCGAAGATTGGCTAGAGAATGAAACAGTGGAGTTTTTAAGAAATGGCATTCAGTTTCAGTGAAAAAATAGTGAATCCAAGTGATAAAACTACACTTATAGTAGATGCGCTAAACTTAGCATTTCGATGGAAGCATCAAGGACGTACAGACTTTCGATATGATTATCAACGTACTGTAGAGTCTCTTGCAAAGTCTTATGACTGTAAAAATTTAATTATTGCAGCAGACTGGGGGTCTTCTAGCTATAGAAAAGGTATTAATTCTGAGTACAAGCAAAATCGAAAAGAAAAGTTTGCAGAACAAACTGAAGAAGAACGAATCGCATTTGAAGAGTTTTTCGAAGAATTCGAAGCATCACTAGAAGTATTAGAAGAAGCAGGATACCCTGTTCTTCGATACAAAGGTGTAGAGGCAGATGATATTGCCGCTCACTTGGTAAAAGAAAGAAATAAGTATGGTTTAGAATATATTTGGCTTATTTCGAGTGATAGAGATTGGGATTTACTCATTCAAGAAAATGTTGGACGATTCTCATATGTGACGAGGAAGGAAGTCACGCTTGATACATGGTCTGACCATTATGAATGTTCTCCCGAAGAATACATCTCTCTTAAATGTCTCACAGGAGACAAAGGCGACAATGTCCCAGGCATACCTGGAATAGGGCCAAAGAGAGCTGTACAGCTAATTCAAGAATATGGGGATGCAATGAGTATTTATGATGCAACTCCAATTGATAGTCGATATAAGTTTATTCAAGCATTAAATGAAAATGCAGAACAAATTTTAGAAAACTATGAACTTATGGATTTAATGACTTATTGCGATGATGCGATTGGGCCTGATAATATATCAGATATACAAGGGAGAATGTTAAGTGTCGTTTAATGTAACAGTAGATTATCGACGAGATCGATATCTATCAGAGTTTAGTAAGAAAACTCTGCAAGACAGATATTTAATTGATGGAGAAATATCTCCTCAAGACGCGTTTGCACGAGCAGCAAAGGCTTTTGCTAATGATGAAGCTCATGCACAGCGATTGTATGATTATGCTAGTAAACTCTGGTTTATGTTTAGTACTCCTATACTTTCTAATGGAGGCACTACTCGCGGCCTTCCTATTAGCTGCTTTCTCAACTATGTGGATGATAGCAGAGAAGGTCTTACAAATCACTACACCGAGAATGCTTTCCTTAGCAGTGTTGGTGGGGGTATTGGCGGGTGCTGGAACGGGGTCAGGAGCGTAGGCTCGAAAACGAGCAATGGCTCCGAAAGTACGGGTGTTATTCCCTTTTTGAAAGTAGTAGATGCAGAAATGTTGGCGTTCAGCCAGGGTGTTACTCGTCGAGGAAGCTACGCTGCATATCTTGACATTTCACATCCTGAAATTGAAGAATTTTTGGATGTTCGTAAGCCGACTGGTGGTGACGTAAATCGTAAGTCTGTAAACTTGCATCATGGAGTAATTATTCCAGACGCTTTTATGGAACTTATCGAAGGTGCTACGAGAGAAGAAGGGTTTGATGACTCCTGGGACTTGATTGATCCTCATTCTGGCAGAGTTACAAAGACTGTATCCGCTAAAACACTTTGGGTAAAACTTATTCAAAATCGTGTAGAAACTGGCGAACCTTATATTATGTTTAATGATACTGTGCAAGATGCTTTGCCTCAGTGTCAGAAAGATAAAGGATTACAAGTTCATCACTCAAATCTTTGTAGTGAAATTACTCTTGCAACAGACGACGACCGTACAGCAGTATGCTGTCTATCAAGTGTAAATTTGGAAGAATTTGATGAGTGGCAGCACGACCCGCATTTTATCCCTGACCTAGTAGCAATGCTTGATAATGTTCTTACACACTTTATTGAGAATGCACCAAACGAGCTGTGGAGAGCAGCACATAGTGCAGAACAAGAAAGAAGTATTGGTCTCGGAGCAATGGGTTTTCATGCCTATCTTCAGAGACACCATACGCCACTCGAAGGGGTAATGGCGAAGAGCGCAAACATGAGAATGTTTCGCCACATAAAAACGGAGGCGCTAGATGCAACTCGTAAATTGGCTGAAGAAAGGGGCGAAGCTCCTGATGCAGTGGGTTATGGCGTTCGCAATGTTCATCTCTTGGCTGTTGCTCCTAATGCTAGTAGTAGTATTATCTGCGGTAACACTAGCCCTAGTATTGAGCCTTACAGAGCTAACGCGTTTACTCAGAAGACTAAATCCGGATCCAGTCTTCAAAAAAATGAGTACCTTGAGCACATTCTTCAAGAGATAGGAGAAGATAACGATGAAGTATGGAAAAGTATTGTTACAAACGGCGGTTCAGTTCAGCATCTTGACTTTCTTGATGACTTTACAAAAGACGTCTTTAAAACCGCAGTTGAAATTGACCAAAGATGGCTTATTGATTTTGCAGCCGATCGACAACAATATATCTGCCAAAGTCAATCCCTAAATGTTTTCTTTCCTGCAAACGTATCAAAGCAGGAACTTCATGCTATTCATATGATGGCTTGGAAGAAAAAAGTAAAAACTCTATACTATTTGCGAAGTGAAGCGTATAAACGTGCGGAAAATGTATCTGATGAAGCTCTTCGACAGTATATTTTTGAAAGCATAGATGATGAAGGATGCCTTGCCTGTGAAGGATAAAATAACAGTATGGGGTATGGAAGATTGTCGATTTTGTCACTTGGCAGTAGATTTGGCAAAAAGTAAGGGGTTTGAAGTCGAAAAGATCGAAGCAAGCCATGATATGTTAAAATTTAGTAAATTATTTCCCAATGTAAAAACAGTACCTCAGATACTTATTGGGGATACTTGGATCGGGGGATATAGCGACTTAGCACAAGTCTTAGAGAGCATTGAATGAATTTATTGACAGAAAGAGAATATTACAAGCCTTTTAATTACCCTTGGGCTTTTAAACACTATAAAACTCAACAGCATATGCACTGGCTTCCTGATGAAGTCAATCTTGCAGATGACTTACGAGACTATCGAGATAAGTTGACTCCTGAGAATCGTCGACTTATCAATCAGATTTTTAGATTCTTTACACAAGCTGATGTAGATGTTTGTTGTGGATATGCAAAGCATTATCTACCAACATTTAAGCAGCCTGAAGTAAGAATGATGCTATCTGCTTTTGCAGCAATGGAAGCAGTGCATCAAGAAGCATATTCATTATTGTTAGAAACTCTTGGTTTTGGTGACGACGAATATCAAAAGTTTTTTGAGCACAAAGCAATGATGGATAAACACGAGCATCTTTCCAACTTTGGAATGGATACTCCAATGAATATCGCTAAAACAATGGCAATTTACTCTGGATTTACAGAAGGAGTACAATTGTTCAGTAGTTTTGCTATTCTACTTAACTTTCCAAGACATAACTTGATGAAAGGTATGGGACAGATTGTTACATGGTCGATTCGTGATGAAACATTGCACGTTGAAGGTATGTCACAACTATTCCGTACTTTTATTCAAGAGAATCCAGAGCTATGGAACGATGATCTAAAGTATGAGATTTACTGTGCCGCAGAGCGCACTGTGGAGCTTGAAGATGCTTTTATTGACTTATGTTTTGAAGGTGCGGAAGTGCCTGATCTAACAGCGGAGGAAGTAAAAGAGTATATTCGATATATTGCAGATCGTCGACTTCTTGGTCTAGGAATGAAGAAAATTTTTGGAAGTGAAAATAATCCTCTACCTTGGCTTGACTATATGTTGAACGGGGTAGAGCACACTAACTTTTTTGAAAACCGTGCCACCGAGTACGCTCGAGCTAGTACTACGGGTAACTGGCAAGATATATTTAAATAGGAACCTATTATGGCGAATGAAAATATCAATCTCGACCTTTCTCTAGAAGAGATCAATGTAATTCTAGGCGGATTGGGAGAGCTCCCCGCGAAAGCAAGTATGGGAGTAATTACTAAAATTCAACAGCAAGCGAGCCCGCAGGTTCAACCAGAACCTCAGCCCGCACCGGCTGAAGAAGGAGAGGAGGCGTAAGCCTCCTTTTTTAATACCTTATATAGTACCATTACGGGGTCTCAACGGGGTCTTCTGCCAGAGCAGTAATTACACCAACAGCAATCTTGTGTTCAACACCTCTCGCTACTTCAGAAACACGAATTTCTGTAGCTTCCGCATCGTATGCTCCATCAGTAAAGACTGCATTTACGCCGCGAGTGTGTGTAATTGTTCCATCTGTAAAAGTTACCTCTACAGTTGTATTTTCACCTTCTGGTGCGTTATATGTATATGTTACGCTCATTTTAATTTATCCTTTAGTTCTTCAATTTGAGCTTGTTGCTCTTTGATTGCTTCGACTAGCAAAGCACACACCCTATCGTATTGAATAGTTTTGTAATTCTCACCAGACTTAGATGTACCCATTTTGTGTGATTGGTCTTCTTTGCTATTCGGCTCCGGTGAAAACGTATCGAACGGGGCTAACTTAACTAGTTGCGGCATAACCTTTTCTACGTCTTGTGCTATCAAACCGACATCATTAAACTTTGTCTCTGGCTTAAAACCCAATTCGTCTGCCTTATCATTCCAGTCAAACGTTACACCTTTTATTTGTTTAACTTTATCTATTGCATTTTCAATAGGCTTGATGTTGGTTTTTAATCTTTCATCCGATGAGTAAGCAGTAATATTATACTGAGCGGTGATGTTACCCCCAAAAATAGCATCGTTATTTGTTAGGTTCCAATACACCGGCCACATGTTGTTAACGGTACCCCAAGACGTAGAATCCGTAGCCTGGTTTCCGCGTAATATGTACATTAGATTACTGTTATTATGAAGCATAGCACCGCGGTGATTGGTATCGCGGAAGTATATTGTCGGTGCATCGTTACGAATCCAGATAGCGTTGCTATCAGTAGAGCTGTTGGTTTTTATAGCAGAAAGTTCTGTACCATCTAACAAATCAGCATCCAAGCCAGAGCCAGAGCCGTCGTTTCCTGAATCCCATAGAGTATGTGTATTATCCCGCGTAAAAGAACCGCTATCTGGAAGTTTCAATCTCCATGCGTATGCTGAACTTAAAAATCCTTGAGAGCCGCCGCCTCCATAAACCAAAAACTGTTGAGCCCCGGTGCTATCTAAACCATGTATAGAAGCTTCGTTATTATCCCCAGCATTTTGAATAGTTAATGTTTTCCAAGAGTGTGAAGTAGAGTGGGTTAAAGTAGCATCACCAAGAGTTAACGAGCTAAGAGTAATATTCGTGCCCGTGTCATTAGCATCGCTACGCAAAAAGCTAGAAGCCTGTAGCCCATCAACAGTATCAGCATCTAAACCTGAGCCAGCGCCGTCGTTTGTAGCACCCCAAAGAGTTCCTTGAACATCAGTAGATAGAGAGCCAGCAGTAGTAAGCACGGCCCTTTGAGTAGCATTACAAACAAATGATAATTGATGGTTGGTGTACGTACCTACATGCCCCATGGTACCACCATGCCAAGAGTCATGTGCGTAAATACCCATTCGTACATTAGCTGTTTTTACATTAACTCTTGCATGGCCGCTACCATGAATATTTAACTGCCTATTCCACCCGTCATAATTGGTATTTGCTTCTCCAATGGAAATACCTCCGTAGGTAGCACCCGTAACTTGAAGATTTCCGCTGGTAACATCATTAGCATCGGAGCGTAGAAACTGAGAAGCACTTAAACCGCCTACAGTTCCTGCATCATAAGAAGTAGAACCCGCGGGTCCAGTAGGTCCAGTAGGGCCAGTAGGTCCTGTTGGCCCAGGCGATCCATTACTTCCAGCAGGTCCCGTAGGTCCCGTAGGTCCGGTAGGTCCGGTAGGTCCATCTGCTCCATCAACTCCTATACTTCCATCCGCTCCAGCGGGTCCCGCAGGTCCGGTAGGTCCGGTAGGTCCGGTAGGTCCGGTAGGTCCACTTAAAGTTTGACTTGCTACATAATCAATTACAGCAGCGGAAGTAGGAAGAGCAGTATCAGTATCATGATTTGCAATTTCTTCTGACGCAGTAACTACTGCATCATTGTGCAGTTTTGCAAAAGTAACACTCTCATCTTTAATTGCAGCAGTTTCAACAGAGGCATCTCGAAAAGTATTCTTACCCGCTTTTACATTTCCAGATACATCTGTTTCTAGCCCACGAAGCCATTCTGCTAGTTTTCTTCCTTTAGATTTTGACATTAATTACTCCGGTTGAGTCGGCCATACTATATTAGTAGGGAATCCTGCTTGAGCGGGTATATCTCGTAGTGCTTGTCTATAGTCTAGCCACGCTTGGGAAGCCTCTGGAGTATCAGAAAATACTAAATAATCTGTTTCTCTTAAGAGATAAAAACGCTTTCCTCGTGCTCTATCAGCTAACTCTTCTTCTGTTAAATCTACGACTTCCCAATACTCTATAATATTGTCCTCTGTTTGTCGAACCGCCGAAACTAATTTTTGAGTATCAAAATTATACTCAGGCTCTGGCTCAGTAAGTATTTCTTTTAGCTTTTCTCGCACAGCCGGTTGAGGACCAGTTAAAGACTCTGCAAGCATAGGAGGGGCATTTACAGATTTTTCCCATGTATCACAGATAACATGAGCAAAAGTTTCTATTTGATCTCTAACTGCCTCTTCCGATAAATCCCCTAATCTAAAACTTTGTACTAGCTCTTGATGATTTTCGTTATCTGAAGTATATCGTACTGATATAGAAAGAGTGTTTGCGTTATATTCTATTATTTCATAAGTATAGTTCATGCCGTATAAGTTCCTGAGTTTGCTGAGGAGCCGCTAGACGTTACATTCTTTACTAGAGTTGCTCCGATGTAAATATAAATATATCCTACGCCATTTCGTGAGCCATTACTGCCCGTAACTGTCACAGTAGAAGAGCCGCTATAGGCAGAAGTTCTTCCGTAGCCTCCACCACCTCCACCTCCGCCTCCGCCGGCGTTGCCGCCTCCTCCACCGCCGCCTCCGTAGCCTCCGCCGCCACCGCCACCAAAACCGTCGCCTGCAGAAGCCCCGTTTCCGCCGTAACCACCATTATATCCTAGACTATTTGCTCCATAAGCATAGGAAGTAAGAGGATTCTTTCCGCTTCCTCCTGCTGTAGATGTTCCTGCATTGCCGGGATTTCCTCTTGTCGATGCTCCTGCAGAGCCTCCTGTACCGCCGGAGCCACCGCCACCACCACCGCCAATCCATACGCTATTATCACCCGAGCCCGCGTTTCCTCCGCTATTTGCGCCACCTCCGTTGCCCCCTCTTCCATCTGAAGGATCTGCATAGCCATAACCTTCTCCACCGCCACCGCCTCCTCCACCGGCAATTCCGAGAATTACACCTCCGCTTGTCCAGCGAACTACAGAAGCGCCGCCTCCAGGGGCTCCCCAGTCTATTCTACCACCATTACTGGGAACATTGGTACCTCGTCCTCCAGAATATAATTGAAATTGCGTGCCTCCGGGAACGGCTACTTGACAACGAGTATAGCCGCCATAACCTCTTCCTGATTGAGCGTTATAATTGCCGCTAGTATTTGCAGCACCTCTGCCCCCATAAATACGAAAATCAAGAGATACTGAAGAAGAAGCTCCGTACCACTCATTAAAGCTCATTTGAACGCCAGAGGCTTTACTAATAAGTGCTCGAATATCTGCATCATTAATAGTGCAAGTTGTACCAGAGACTCCACCAGCCTCTACATGAATATCGTTAAGACTAATTGATCCGCTAGTCTGAATAGCCATTCTTTCTCCTTTGGTTCGCCCCAATCTCCGAGTGAGGTAATTATTACGCCGGTACTATAATTATGCCAAAGCCTATTAAACGGCTACTACTTGAATGAAAATTATTATTTGTTAAAACATAATCATTGCCGGTGCTGCCGCCTTCCATAAGATAGCACAGGCTGCCACTTATATAAGCCAATATTGGTTCAACGAGACCTGATCCCCAGCCGCTTGAATATGTTGTAACAATACCACCTCCAACATTAGCACCATCTCCTGAAAAAGGTAATCCACCTAAAACCATATAAGTTCCACTAATTGATCCAGCATTAGTTAATTGAACATCAAATGTAATATGGACTACATTTCCAATTTTTCTATATCTTCCTCTTTGCGTAGAATAACTTTGCCCAGAAGCTCCACTATTTCCTGTGATCGTTGGATCCCAAGTCCCTTCCTCGTAATCGTCTAAATGATTAGCTGACCCAGTACCGCCGAGATATGCGCCGCCTGATAGGTAGAGGTCTTTAAATCTTCTACTATCTTGACCTAAATCAATCGTAGCATCGATGGAAGCGCCGTTTCTAACTGGCAATATTTTTGCCGCCGCGCCATGACACAATAAACCAGCACCAGCAGTAGTACCTCCTTGAATATATAAACTATCTCCACCCTCAATACCAATACTACCCAAAGTGGTACCATCTTTGCGTAGAAGTACAACAGCTCCGTCATCCGTCTTTCGATTGAAAGTTGCCGCAGGGTTAGATGCTACGGTGCTTCTGACACCGCCTGTATTAGACAGTTCTACACCGGCATCATTGACACCTGCGCTGGTAGGGTTAGCATTAGTAGTACCAACCAGCAAGTTGCCGCTGGAGTCGATGCGCATACGTTCGTTAGCGTTAGTATAAAACGCCATTGGGTAGGCACCATCAGAATATATAACTCTTGCGTAAGCACCTGAGCTAAAGCCAGCACCAGTGCTGTTGTCTATCATGTGATAAAAATTACCACTAGAGTTTTTGTTGTGTAGACCAGCAAAACCTGTAGTAGCTTCGCTTCTTATCTGAGCCGCTGTTGTGCCATTAATATGTAACGGTGTAGCAGGACTCGCGGTGCCAATACCAACGCTGCCGCTAGAGTCAATAACCATTCTGCTGCTGACTGTTCCATT